GACCGCAAAGAACCGCGCCGAGGCTTTGCGAGCTGAGAAGAAGCGCCAGCGCGAAGAGGAGAAGGCAGGGCGGCAGCGCCGCCGCGAGAAGCGTGTAGCATTGAAAACCAAAACGCAGTGGAAGAGTGAGGCCCAGACCGCATTCAACCGTTACGTGCGCCTGCGCGATGCCGGAATGCCGTGCATCAGCTGTGGCCGCCTCCCTGCTCAGAAGTATGGCGGAACCATGGACTGTGGACACTACCGCACCCGTGGTGCTGCCGCGCACCTTGCATTCAATCTGCATAACACCGCAGCCCAGTGCGCCCAATGTAACCGTGACCGTTCTGGCGCTCAGAAAGCGTTTGAGCAGGGCCTGATTGAGAGGATTGGGCCAGAGAAGGTCGAAGCCCTGAACAATAATAACGCCGTTCGCAAGTTCGATATCCCATACCTTCAGCGCATCAAAACCATCTTCACCCGTAAAGCCCGCGCGCTGGAGAAGCGCCGCGCCAGACAGCAGGAGTTCGCCGCTTGAAACCAGAACTGATCGAATCGCTTCGCATGCGCTGGCTGCGCCTCCGCATTTATCGCCGCCCGGGAACGGTGCTGGTGGACTATCGAATCCTTCGTAACTTTATCCGCATTTACAAGATGGCAGGAGCCGCAGCATGAACCTCGAAAACACCGTGAAATACCACTTCGCAAAGTCCACGATGATCAGCGACTCCCCGCGCGCCACCGCATCAGATTCTCTGACCGGTACGGATATCATGGCAGCCATGGGCATGACGCAGGAACGCGCCGCTATGGGCTATAGCGCTTTCCTCGGGAAGATGGGGATCAGCCATAACGACCGGGAGAGGGCGATCGCGCTGCTGGCCGAATACGCGCTGGCCAAATGCGATAAGGTTGCTGCGCTGCGCAAGCTGGGCAACGGGGTGAAGCCGCTGGTAATGCATCAGCTGGCCACGTTCGCGTTTGAGGACTATTCGCGCAGCGCCGCCAGCGTGAAACAGTGCGATTGCTGCGCGGGGCAGGGGTTTATCGAGGCTGACGTTTTCACCAACAAATACCGTAAGCCAGAAGGCAAGATGACCGTGGCCGGAATGGTGAAAGTCAAAGAGACCGTAAAAGTGCTCTGCAAAAAGTGCAACGGTGCAGGGCGGGTGAGCGCAGCCTGTAGTGATTGCCGGGGGCGCGGTAAAGCCGTAAATCAGAAGGAAACGAAGAAACAGGGTTTGCCGGTATTCAGCACATGTAAGCGCTGCAGTGGGCGCGGGTATGAGCGGATCCCTTCAACTGAGGCTTATGCAGCTGTTTGCCAGATTACGGATGCGATCACCGTCGCCACATGGGAGAAGTCTGTTAAGCCATTCTATGACCAGATGATCTCTAAATTCGACATCGAGGAGGCGTGGGCAGAAGCGCAGATCAAGCAGATAACGCGATAGCACTCACGAAAATAGCTTACGTTTCAACGTGGGCTATTTACTTTTCCGGAAACTGTGTTAATTTCATCGCAACGATGGGTTACTGCCTTCGTTTCAAGCCCTGCGGTTAACACCGTGGGGCTTTTGCTTTTAACTCACCGCTGAATATGAACTCATGAATTTATGAAGGCTGCCTATTGGCGGCCTTTTTCTATTTCAGGCTCCCGGATACCCCCATCACTCGTTTTGTCGTTAATTCATCCGGCGAGCCTGAGCCTCTTACTACATACAGCACCCCGAAACCTATCGGAGGTGAGAGCATGTTACGCATGGAAAAATTAACCACTGGCATCGCCTATGGAGCCTCAGCGACCAACGCTGGTTACTGGAGTCTCCAGCTGCTCGACCAGGTATCACCATCGCAGTGGGCAGCCATTGGTGTGCTGGGCAGCCTGGTATTCGGGCTGCTGACGTATCTGACGAACCTGTACTTCAAAATCAAAGAGGACCGGCGCAAAGCCGCCAGGGGGGAATAGTGGCAGACAGATCAAAGCTTAGCGCTGCGGTACTGGGGCTTGTTCTCGCCGGTGCGTCAGCTCCCGTGATTCTCGACCAGTTCCTGAATGAGAAAGAGGGCAACAGCCTGACCGCCTACAGCGACGGTTCCGGTATCTGGACAATCTGCCGTGGGGCTACGCTGGTGGACGGTAAACCGGTTCGCCAGGGGATGAAGCTGACGCAGGCTAAATGTGGTCAGGTGAATGCCGTAGAGCGCAACAAAGCGCTGGCCTGGGTTGAGCGTAATATTCGGGTGCCGCTAAGCGAGCCACAGAAGGCCGGGATCGCTTCGTTCTGCCCGTACAACATCGGGCCGGGTAAGTGCTTCCCCTCAACGTTCTACCAGCGCATGAATGCCGGTGACCGTAAAGGCGCTTGCGAGGCAATTCGCTGGTGGGTCCGCGATGGTGGCAAAGACTGCCGGTTAACGAAGGGTCAGAAGAACGGCTGTTACGGTCAGGTGGAACGACGGGATCAGGAAAGTGCTCTGGCATGCTGGGGGCTCGATAAATGAAAACCCGGCACCTTATTGCGATCGTCGTGTTCATTGTCTGCCTGTTCGGTAGCGCATGCTGGTCAGCCTGGCACTACAGCGATAAAGCCAGCAAGGAAAAAGCACGTGCCGATTCAGCTGAGCAGCAGGCCGAAGCTGCAAGCGCAGTCACCGCCAATGTTATTCGGGCCGTGAACATAATCAACGCCATTTCCGAGGCTAACCAGAATGCAAAGAACGAGATCGCACTGGAGTCACAGAGAACCCAGGCAGATATCAAAGTGGCTGTTGCGAATGATGATTGCGCTCGTCAGCCTGTGTCTGCTGCAGCTGCTGACCGGCTGCGGCAATTCGCGGACAGTTTACGTGAAGGTGCCGGCGGTGCCGCTTCCGGCAAACCTGACGGCTGAGACGCCACAACCAGCTATTTCCAGTCCGCTGACCTACGGGGCCAGTCTGGATCTGAATGTGAGCCTGCTGTCGGCGCTGGGCCAGTGCAACATCGATAAGTCCAGCATCAGGAAGGTGGAAGAGAGTAGGGTAAGCAAATAATAGCAATTGTGCGCGCGCTCAAAATGACTTCACGCTGCGATTATCAAGCTGTAAACATAATGCTATAAACGATTGTCTTTTAATCTGAGGGTATAGCATGGACCGGTTTATTGATTCGATAGATGCATCGTTAGAAAGCAAAAACTGGATGGCAGCACTTTTCATGGCCTTGGCAATGCCGGATATTTGCAGAAGTTTAGAAAGGCCTAAGATAGGTCGTGGAGAGATTGGGTTTTGGTATAAAGATTGGGTGAACCGATACATCGCAGATAAATATAACAGCAGCCGATTTGAGGAATGTAACTTTTATCCGGATGATTTCTGGCTTTACAGGTGCTCCTGTTTGCATGCGGGAATGGATGCTGATAGTAAAGAAAGAATGATGAAGTTCTGCTTTACTCCTCCTGATGATATGGGGAATTCGGTTCATCTTAATTACATAGGTGACAGACTCCAGCTACAAATTGATATTTTTTGCCAAGATATGATCACTGCAGTAAAGGATTGGTTGGCTGAAACCGAGAATAATCCAGACATAAAAGAAAGGATGAGTGACTTAATACAAATTACTCCAACTATCTTAAATCCATTTATAATTATCAAATAACCGCCTTCGGGCGGTTTTTTATTGCCATCACGATGGGTAGACTCATCGTAATGGCATTTACTCATTTGTTTTCTAACTCTGGACCGCCTACATAGATTGCATTCTTATAAGTGGGAATGAATTTGTTAAATGCTGGAATCATAGGGTTGTCTACTATCCAATGACCGTCGGGCGCGCAGCTTGCAACTCGATCGCCTTGCTCATTAACCATGACAAGGTATCCACCTTCGTGTACCGGCACATCGCCTTTCAAGCCTACAGCAACGTAAAATGAATTGCCGGGATGAATTGTCGACGCTTGAAAAGCCACTTCTTTAAGAGCTGTTTTGTCCATCTTTATCTCATGGGAAATTTATGGCACTCAACGCAAAGCAAGATATGTTTTGCCGTGAGTACCTCATCGACTTAAACGCCACGCAAGCGGCTATTCGGGCGGGGTACAGCGTCAAAACTGCAAACCGTATAGCTGCTCAATTATTGTCAAAACTTGACATCCAGAACAGGATCGTCGAACTCAAAACGAAGCGCAACGAAGACGTGGGCATTGATGCCGATTATGTGCTCCGGCGCTTGGTTGAAATCGATCAGATGGACGTGCTGGACATCCTCAATGACGACGGCAGCCTGAAGGCGATTAGCCTTTGGCCCAAGTCGTGGCGAACGACGCTCACCGGGCTGGATGTCAGCACCACCATCCAGAACTTCGACGAGGAAACGGCAGAGACCATCCTCAAAAAGATTAAGTGGCCTGATAAGGTTAAAAACCTCGAATTGCTCGGCAAGCATGTGCGCGTGCAGGCATTCAAAGAGCAGGT